TGTCGTTTACACGGTGTAAGCGACTTAATTTTATTTTGCAGAAAAACATAATTTTAAAGGGACTCTTATAGCTTTACTACAGTGGGGCTATATGGATGTCCAAAATCAATTAGATGGTAGGATGGGAAGCATTTTTCAATCCCGTAAGTGACAGTTATTAGTTAATTGAAAACGTGACAGAGTGTGTACCCATCTAAAATAAGCAAAAGGCGGCTTTGCAACCCGCCTTTTGCTTTTATTCATTACTTGATCTATTTTACGCAAATTCAATAACATACGGTGCATTATCGCTGATTTCAGCAATACGATTACCAACTTTATCCTTCACAAGAAAATTACCGGAGAAAACGGCTCCTGTCATATCTTCATAACCGGGAAATCGTTCTATCTTTGAAATAACTTTCCCATTCCTTATTTCACCTATTTGATAGGTTTCAGCGCCAGTACTGCATACGATCGAAATCTTTTTTATATCTTCCATAATATTCTTTTCTGTACTGAATTATTTCTTTATAACCACAGCCATTGTACTTATACTGGTTCCACTCTCCTTAAACTCACCTGCACCAATTTCAAATACTTGCCCGTGTACTTCATCAATCCATTGGCGGAAGGCAGCACACTTCTTTTCAGAAGCAAATTTCCAATGTGGACTGGTAATGGCTGCAAGAGTACCGCCTTCTTCCAACCGATCATACATAAGCCTTACATGATCTATGTCCTGATTGTTTGCGAATGGAGGATTGGCAATTATCTTGCTATAACGACCTACACTCTCTTTCGTAAAATCTTCATCCAGCAATATCACATTATCCAATGTGTGGAGCAACTCTCTATTCTCCGGCATCAGTTCATAGCATTCCACCATAACAGAAGGACATGCCCGATGAATAGCCTTGATAAGTGCACCACGACCGGCACTCGGCTCCAATACCGTATCATCTTCATGTATACCTCCAGCAAGCATTACCAGCCAGTCTGCAACACCATCCGGAGTTTCAAAGAACTGATATTCCTGTTGAAGATTACAGCGCTTCCCATCTTTGAGGATAGAGAAGACGCGCTCGGCATTGAACGGAAATGTAAAGCCCTGTACTTTACCACCTTGCCAAGATCCCCCTGCTTCCTCTATCCATTTTTTGGCCTCGGCATAAGATTTCTTATTAAATTGCACTTGTGGAAGCTTGAGGATGTTATTCTCAAGCGTGCAATGCTTCAATATCTCTTCCATACTCCATTTCTTACCTTCATCGGATTGTTTTCCTTTTTTGTCCATGGGAGCATCAGGGGCGAGCAATGATGATACCTTTGATATGACCTTATTGCTCGCGTCCATAAATGCGTTGACGCAGGTAAGCATTTCCATAAGAAAATCGTTATCTACGTGGTCCGTTTCGTCCATAACAGTCAATCCGTCCATCATGTCCTCCAGTCTGTTCAACTGCTCAACACTACCACGTAACGTTTTTATTAAAGTCTCTTTTTTGTTCGTCATAACTTTTTTGTAAATAAATTCTTGTTGTGTCTACGCTGCCATGACCTAAAAGATCAGCCAGCTGAATCACATCCTTGTTTTTCTTAAGAAACATTTTCGCGAAGAAGTGGCGGAAAGCATGGGGGTGCATCTTCTTCTTGTCAATGCCGCAGCAATTACCCCAATCCTTCATACCCTGAGACAGTCCACGTTGTGTCATGGGACCAAACCTGCCCACGGCAAAAAGCCCGGTCTTACCGCATTCTTTCGCATAAGCCTTCACTTCTTGCTGTAGCTGTTTTTGAAAGAAAAAGCGACGGTACTTGTTACCCTTTCCTTTTAATGTCACTTCCCCGGATATGATGTCTTCCCAAGTGAATTGCTGAAACTCCGACAGACGGGCACCGGTTGTACCTAAAACCTTGATAAAAAAATAATAGTCTTTATTGGATTTAGTCTTCAAGTATTCCAGTAAACGATTATATTCGTCCTCTGTAGGAACATTATCCGTGTCCAGCTTACGCTTCATTTTGGGACGCTTGAGCTCTATAGGTCTCTTCATCCACTTGGAAAATCTTTCGATGGCCGTAATCCGTAACCGAATAGTAGCGGGAGCGAATTTTTCCTCTTCAAGCATCTTTATCTCCTGCAATTATCCATATTGACCTCATTCGCATATTCGAAGTATTTCTTCATAGAGGTATGGTATAAATCAACCGTATGCGGGGAATAATCATTATTATCAGTCAGCCATACTATAAAATCATTCAACATCTTCTTGTTCTTCTCTGAAATGACGTCAAGTTTCTCCAATGGCTTTACCATCTTTTCCATGCGGCCATATCCGATTTTAAGATAAGACAATAAATCGCAAATGGCATCAAACATGACCGGATGCTGAGCGAGCATGTCGGCGTTCTTGCGCTTGTAATCCTGATATCCCCGACGATTGACACTTTCCGCTGTCTCCAAAAAGAGAGATACATACTTGATGTATCTTCCTATGTTGGCGTAGCTCTTTCCGGTAGAACATAGGTAAGAGATGTAGTCAGCTAATATCTTTTGTCTGTCAACATTCATTCTACAAATAATTTTAACTGAGTAGAAAACTCAGGTTTATAAATTCTAAACTTACGATTGAAAAAACAATCAAAAGCTTTCACTATTTCAGAGATGGTTATATCAGGAACACCTAACAGTTTATCATCAGCAATTATCAGAGACAGAGCTTTATCAAGAGTCATTTTCTTGGCAATATACAGGGAATATACCAGGTACCTACGAGTATATGTTCCGGTTTTGAGTGCTTCTACTTCCTCAGGTGTCGCTATTCTCTTATATAACACTTTATACCAATGTGTCTCAGCAGTACGGGCACGTTTCTGCCTTGGTATCAAATCATAAAACACTGCAATCTCTTTTTTCTGAATGCACTTATGTTTTTTACGAACACCATACATCACATAAGGAGTGTTCCAATCCGGATGAGTTCTCCGGTATTCAAGTTCTTTCTCCCGATCAATAAGATCTTGCACAAAGTCTTGTTTCATTAACCATTCTTCGAACCAGACAGCACGTGCCTCTTCTTTATTATAGTAATCTTTACCATTGATATTCACTGGAATACCCATTGTTTCTTGTTTTTTGAATTTCTTTTATTATTAACCTCTGACAAGCACATACGGCACCAGGAAGAAAGGGAATGGTAAATTTTTCCGTTTCTGTTAACAAACCTGCCATAAAATCTATTTAAGTAGAAATAATTACCGCACCGGGTACACATTTTCATTTCGCTTCCGGAAGAATCATACATATGATTACGAGGTTTACGATGAATAAGCGTACACCCTCTACATCCAGCATCTTCTCCACGATACCGGCGACAATGCGAAAGGGATTTTACTCCACATTTCGCAAAGTTCCGGCAGTCCATTCGAATTTCTGACCGAATAATACTCATGATTGTTCAATAGTGGATAACAATTCTTTAGCTCGGCTAATCTGCCGACGATTGAGATATGATTGCCAGCATTTATTATACCGAGACCAGCGAAAAGCATTATACTTCAGTTGGTCTCGAATGTCCTCACTGGGAACACCACTGAAGAATAATTGTAAGCGGTTATCTTCTGTATTCTCAACAACACGAACATCATTGATTACGTACTCCTTTGTTTCAGTTTCTTTCAGCTTCTTGGCTTTCTCCAAACGCAATTTTGCATCCCTGATTCTTGCATTGTTATTGGTGAGCATATAAGAAGGGAAACCATAACCGTACATAGCAGGTTTTGTAAGTTCAATCGCTTTCTCTTCTGAAAATCCCATTCCCTGCAATTGTTCAACTTTTGCAACATCATTAAGTTTCTTACTCCGAAGTACTTTATTAGCTGCCTTCATCATACTTTGAGATTTTTCTAACGCATCTATTTTTTCCTGCAGACGGTCTACTGCATCATCATCTTCAAGATAGATATTGTTATTGTTCTCGGCTGCTTCAGCCTTCCGTTCAAAATATTCAGCTTTCTCTTCCAATTTAACGGATTTTCCTATGGTATTCCAAGAGCGATCTAAAAGATTGCGATGTGACCTTTCTGAATGATGCCCTACGAGTATAGGCTGCCCTAAAGGGATATGTTCAACCATTTTGTGGCTCTGATCATAGGCTTCAGTCGACTGGCATCTTGCCTTTCCTGCCAGTTCTCTGTATCTATCAGCTCTGGCCTCTTGTTTTTCTTTTCTGTTCATAATTTTACATTACTTTGGTTTGACTTATATAAAACTGAAAGACCACAGCTACTTTGCCGTGGTCTTATCATTAAATAATTTCGGTTCACCGGTAGGAACCAGGTCATCAAACAGGCCAGGAACACGGGGAATTAATGCCTCATATTCCTCACGAAAAAACTCAATTTTCGTACGCCCCAGTTTTTTACCTTTCCTGGTATGTACATCAAAAGTATAGGGAGGAATAGGTATAGGGTAACGCCTAACATCCTCTATCCATTTCTCTATGTCCACATCTCTTCTGTCATAAATGAAGTTCTGCAAATGATCTGCATCCCGATTTTTCCTACATTCACAAAGAAGAATAACCGCTTTGCTGACAAATATCCGCCCCTTGGGTTCAGTAGCATTCTTGTTTACCAATTCATGGCCTTGCCACAATGCTTCTATCTCTTTTGTTATGATACCGAAGCAATCTTCTGCACTAATGGTATATAAACGCTTCCACACATAGTCGCGGTATCCACTCGCCCATAATTCCAATGCAAAAAAGCCGGCTACCCCGGTATCGGCTCGCCGGATCGCTTTTTGCAGAACTCACCTCGAAGAAATCATATCCGCAAATTGTTCTAATAATCATAATTTTAATTTAATGATTTGATTTTTAATTAATTACATCAGTAAATTTAGCTAAAAAAAGCGGATATAGCAAACAGATTGAACGCCATTTAAACGCCTTTTTACAAGTTATTAGAATTTGAATTTGCAGGATATGTTATACTGTACAAGCTGCTTTGTCTTGTCCTTTCCGTTGTTAGTAGCACTCTTCAGGAGAATGCTATCACCAAAACTTTTCTTGATGAAAAGAATGGATCTATGCTCCTCTTCTTGGTTCCTGATTGAGGAAAGGCCACCGGCATTTATGAAAGTATTCTTTTGCTCAAAGTTATACCGTAAATCGGTCAATATCCGGCGCTCTTTATACTTCATGTAACAGGATATCCAAAAATCTTCTTTTAAACGGATTTCCTCATTCCACCAGGTATTCTTATTGTAAATTACTCCATAACTGCAACCGGTTATCATTTTTGAGAGAGAAAGAAAAGCTGATTCGTCATACATCACAGGTGATATCCGGGAAGTGAAACCAAAGAGATGAACATCCATCATACTGGCCATCTCAAATAATGACTGAATGATGTTAGTGATTCTATCCTTATCTTTCACACGCCCTGGTTCTCCCTTTTCGGCACAGATAGCTTTACAGGCGTGCACATCATCGTCTATCATGAAGAGTTCACCAAAATATTTCGCCATCCAGTTACGTTTAGGTATAAGACCGATTATATCGTCTGGGTGCGTTACGATCTCACATTCCGGATTAAACTGCTGATATAAGTCTGCCTGACTCTCAGCAACACAAATAATAGGATCATTCACCAATTTTTTAGCAAACACACGGTCATGGCGCTTATGACTTGGTATTACTATTTTGCAGGGCATGACGGACGTCTTTTATATCAACAACATTACTCTTACTTATTTTCCCAGTTTTATAGGACTTCATGTGCTGCATATCCAGTCTTTCACGAAGCCAGTTACTATCAACTTCATTACTTGAGGTAATGATGAATAGCTCATGCTTTTCATCATATTTGGGAATAAGAGGATAGATAGCTGTATCATCTGTGATCATATCAAACCGCTCTTTAAATTCGTCCTCTTTCTTTTCAGGACTAAACTCGATCCCCCATTCCTGAAGTTCAAACTTATTCCACTCATTTTCCATAACGTCCATATCATTCTCACCAAAATTGACATTATCCTTTGTAGCATACTCTCTAAGCTTCTTCACTGGAGTATCAGATGGCAAAACCTTACATGAAAGTTCTTTGTATCCAAGTTCCTTACAAGCACGTAAACGGAGATTGCCACAAACAACAATATACCGGCCATCATTATAGGGAAATATTATAAGCTCTCTAAGTTCAAGCATTTCAGGCGAATCCTGAATACTTTTCTTCATCGCTTCAAAGCGATAATCACGGAAAAAGCGCGGATTTTTCGGTAATCCCATGAGCTGCCCCTTATTAAAATCAAGTAGGCAGACTTGAATTGTCTCTGTCATAACCAACTATATTAAAATCAACAACACTAACAGTCAGCAACAACACCTTAATCACCTTTCTGACTCCTCAGAGAGCAAATCTATTGCTCTCTTAATTTCACCCTCGATATCCTTACATCCGTAATGCTTTAGAAAGGCAACGGTAACTATTATAATATCAGCAGCTCTCTTTTTATATTCCGGATGATATTTTATATCATCGCACGGTAATTAGTTCGTCAAACCTCCTCCAAGCAGCAGATATTTTTAAACTGAAAGCCTTTTTGGAGGTGTTATCATTCAGATGAAAGCGGCGCTCTATTATTTTCGAAATCTTAGGAGCCAACTTATTCAATGTTATCATAAATGATTAGGTTAAATTGTTAGACTAATAATAATCTCACTCTGTTTTATACAGGCTGGTCTCTTATGTGGAACCTGTAAATGATTCTTTTGTACACACGCATGATAATTAGAGTTTTTCTTGTAACTTTTCCATTGCTTCGGTTGCACAAAGCAATGCATAATTACTATCAACAGAAATATACGTTTGAATTGTAAACCAAAGCCCTAATATCTTCACTTGCAAAAAATAAGCAGTTTGGAAATTCCTTGCCTGAAATTGCCCTTCTAAACACATATACTTAGAAAGGCTAAAGTAAATAGCATCTACTTTTTTAATTCTTAATTTTTTCATTCTATACTTTTGGGGATGAATATATTTTTCACTGGCCATAGAAGTATTATCAAAACTCACTAAATTCATGAAAGACCTTAAAGAGTTTTTTATCTGCCAGCATACAATTATTTATTTAGAGGGTCCGTAGTATCCAAATATTTCCTATATTCCAATTCTGTTTTAGCAAGATTAATAAGAGTATTGACGCCTTGAAAAACCTGTTTTGCCTGATTTACTTTATTAGGATCTTCTTTCACGTCCTTTATTTGTTGAAGAACCAAATTCCTCATATCTTGTAAAATGGTAGGATTCACGGTAGACACCTTATTCAACCGCTCATTCGCCAATATGACAACAGTGCTTGTTATTGATCGGAAACGATTCAACTTTGAAGCTAAATCAAATATACTAAATATTAGTACTTTGCCATTGTTCAAGTATATTTCAACTTCGGTACCATCATCACCGGTACCATCACAATAGTTGAGAATTACAATTTCTTCATTCTGATAAAGGAATGGTTTATTAACCAGCTCTTTTAATCTATCTATTGCATTATCACTCATGATTTATTCTTTTTTGTTGCTTTATTTATCTGTCTATTCAAAGCTCCTTTCAGCTTAATTAGGTACTGAACATCTTCCGGGTACCGGGCATACATAGAATTTTCATTTTTTAGTTGTTCCGAGCGACTAATCATGTAAAGGTTCTCAATAGAAGCATTCTGTCTATTGCCATCTTTGAACTGAATATTGTAGCCAGAAGGAATTTCACCATTATATTCAACCCATACGAGCCGATGTTTCGGCTCAAAGACATTCGGTTCAGCAGTTTTCACTTCAATATAACCGTCACGGGTTATACGTTCATAACCAACCGGCTTATGATTTTTTGGAATGTGTCCTTTCCGGAAACGTGTAGCCTTAGTTTTTTCAATTTGGGCATCAGACATATATTCTGTTTGCTTACGTCCCTTATTCATTGGTTGATGTCCTTTGGGGAAGAAACCCTTTGAGGAATGTTCAAATAAGAACTTTGCCGACTTTCTCAATTTTAGTTTAAAAGCCATACCAGCAACTGCACTTTCAGTTGAACCAAGCATCGAAGCTATTTCAAGATTGGTAT